GTCGGCAGACGCTCCGTGTGAACGAAGTTGATGCCGAGGAAACGCGAGACCTTTCCGTCCTGCAACACAGGCATGCCCGTGTTGTAGTCGTCGCTGGTCACCTGAATCTGACCGAGAAGATCGTCGTGCTGCTCAGCCGAGATGGCGCAATACACCGGCTCGGCATCGAGGTCGACCTCGTTCTCCATCAGAATGCGGCGCGCCTCGCGGAGCTTGTCGACCGTGAGACCCACGTTGCCAGAGGCAGCGTAGTTCACAGCAACCTGCTGCGTCGAGGTCGGGAACGTCGTGCTGGTGCCGCCGGCCTCGCCAGTCTTGGCGGTGCCGAACATCGCCGAGATGATCACATCATCAACAGCGCGGCCCATCGCGTAGAGCCCGTTCTGCGAGTAGGCAGACTGCGGGTCAGCGAGGAGACGGAGCTTGTCGAAGCTATCGATCAGGTCGGCCCAGTCGTAGTCCTCGGGGAACACCCAGCGACGGTCGTTCGGGGTGTTGACCGGAACGATCGGCTGGTAGCGGGTCGAGACCGCACGGGCGCTCGTCGCACCGTACTGCGTCACAACTTCCGACTGCTTGCCCTTGTACGAACCAGTCTGCACGGTACCGCGCAGCTTGGAGCCCTTCTGCTGCAACAGCAGCGAGATGTTCGTGCCGTACTGTACGGCATAAACGCTTGCAATATTATCGGCCATGATTAGCCCTCCAAAAACAAAATGACATACTGTTCTCGGATGGCTTGTCCGTTACCGGGGCCAGAATCCTTGCCTGATACGCTCAAGCCGAGCGGCCGTCTTTCCGACTGTCAGCGGGGTCTCGCGACTTGCCCTGTCTCCTAAAAGACCGGGAGGTTTCCCTCCCGGCAATTCAGCTAGTCTAATGGGAGAATCACTCAACTCGGATGGTACTGCTATGCAGTTATTCCTGCAACAGTTCTGGATTGGCCATCTGATGTAATCGAGTCATCTCCTCGATCGCACCCTGACGCACCCGCGCGTCTTGGTTCATGTATCGAGCCATGAACTCCTCGTCGGCAAACATTCCGGCGATCTTGTTCTTCGCCTGCGCTGGACTCATCGCCCCGGCCGCTGGCATGTCGCTCGAGATGAAATCGCTTTCCGCAAACTGCGAGCCGATCGCATGAAAGAGCTTCATCAGTCTCGCGGTGCCGACCGCCTGCTCCATCGCCTCAAACGCCTGATCGTCGATGCCGGCCTCCTTGCTGAACTTCAACACCGCCCGCTTGGCGAGTTCCTCGTTCTGACTGGCGGCCGCGCCCCACTCTCGCTGGAGTTCCTTGTACTCAGCCTCAGACCTAGCGGCGAACCCTTCCGATTCCATTTCGATCCGCTTGCCTGATGTTTCGTTCCACCACTCGGCAAGCCCGCGGGCCTGTTTGGCGGTAAGACCAAGCTCATGCAGCACCGGAGCGACTGCTTGGGCGAACGAACCGTCGTCCCCTTCCGGCACAGGGAGTTCGTACTTGTCGGCGCTCTCCGGCCTTCCTAAGCGGTTATAGACGGCATTCCAGCCGTCCGCGTCGTCGTCTGACTTCGGCGCAAGAATCGTCCTGCCAGCCTTGTCAGCGCCAAAGACCTTCTCGAGGTTCTGGTAGGACAGGAGCGCATCGGCCGGCCCCTTCCATCCCTTCGCCTTAACCAGTTCGCCAAGCTGGCTTGTGGTGTTCTGATCGAGCCCTTCCGGCGCGTACCATGCTGGAGCCGCTGCCGGGGCAGTCGGGTTGCCTGCTGGTGCAGACCCTTGATCGTCACTCATCTCTGTAGTCCTCTTGCAAATTAGTCAAGGTTCGTTCGTCCAAGTGCAGCGCCTCGACAATCATCTGCACCGTTTCCTGCCGGCCGACCATGCGACCGATCTGAAATAGATCACCTGTGGCACCCGGTGATATAGGTGGTTTGTTAAGTTTTGCGAACCGCTTGAGGTGCGCGAGTACGATCTGCCCGTCCTCAGACAGGCCATTGTTCTTCGGGTCAAGGAACATTCGCTTGTAAGCTCGCGTCCGGTGCATGACCTGACGCACCCGAGCCCGCATCATCGCGCTGATACTCATGGAGTCTCCTCAATGTTTGGCATGACCCACGGCTGCCATTCCTTGTGATATTTGCCGCCACAGCGCACCACGCCGCCGAGCAAGCCATTGACCGTGTCATGCGCGCAGCCGTAGCCCTGACCATTCCACGGGCAACACCACACGCAGGTGCGGCATTTCTCGGGCGCTTGCCAGATCACACTTTCTGGCCGCGGAACCATGCTTCACCGTTTTGGACTACGCAAACCTCGGGCTCGAGCAATCTGCCGTTGTTGAACGTCAGCACCGCAAACCCAGACGCCCAGTTCACCGGGCCGGATTCGGTGTAGTTAAACTGCGGCCCGTATGGGTCGGCCATCGTTCCTGTATCTACGCCGTATCTACGCCCACGGTAGTCGGCCCACGGCGTCACTTGCAGCTTATGCAGGTGTCCGTGGACGTAGTGAACGCCAGACCGCAGCGTCGAGTTGTAGGCTGAGTGAACGCCGCCAGACACCGGCCTGTGCCGGATCGTCGTCCACCCGTCCGTGTTCGCATTGAGATGCAGAGCCCAGCCCGCCTCCCATCGCGGGAGATAATCAAGCAAGGTCATGCCGGTCATTTCCTCAAACTCACCGGCACGGCCAGATAGGTAGTTCTCAAACCGGGCGTCGTGGTTGCCGATCGTGCGAACCAGCGTCGCGCCGTTCCCCGCCCGCTCGATTTCGGCGCATCTGTCCTGCACCGCGCCGATCTCATCCTTCAGCTCTGGCTGTTTCTCCCACATGATCCGCGCGTGACGCGAGATGCGAGCGCCGTCGAGGATGTCGCCGTTCAGCACAATCATCTTCGGCTGGAGTTTTTTCGCGAGCGTACAGAACGCCTGATGCGCAGCCGTCACCACCAGCGGCCAGTAGTGGCAATCGCTCGCCACCAGAACGACGCCATCGGTCAGCGTCTTGTGCATGTCCTTGTGGTATTTCCTTTGCCGTATCTCGGCGAGCTCGTTAAGTCGCGCGGCACGTTTATCTGATGGAGACTTCGATTCATCGAACACGGCCGAGTTAAGTGCGATCCCATAAGCAAACTCAAGACGTCGACGCCTTGCAAGCGCGGATCGCACCGACACTCCAAGCTGATCTGCAACCTTAGCCCCGCTTTTTAGTCGGCTCCAAAGCTGTATGAACTCCTCATCGGAGCAACTCGGCACACTCATTTCAAACCCTCTTGATAGTGATGCCGAGTTCCTTTCGGCGTTTGTTTGTCAACTTGTCGTCTCTCATGGCCCGCCACTCGAGATGCCCATCGACAAGTCGAATCTCCTCGCGGTGAACCAGCGCACAGTCGCAGCATTCGGTATGCGTGTACCCCTTTATTCGGTACCACGCGCCCTCGTAGATCTGGACGACAGGAACATCGCCATCTCGTCGCGCCTTCTTTTTACGAGTCCCGGCAGAACCTTTCCTCCGGCCTTTGTCCATTTCAGGAACTCCTGCGCCGCATCCTCAAACTCGCCACGATTGGTTTTCATCCGCAACCCAGAGCGTTGCAGGTTGCCGAGGCCCACGTTGAAACTGAAGGAAACCAGAGCATCGAAGATGCCTTGATCACCAAGAGCAGCAGGGCAAAGTCGGGCCACGCCGCGCTCAAACCGCGCAAGGTCTTGAGACAGGATAGCGTCCACCTCTCCCACCGAGAGGATTCGATCCCAGCCATCGGGTATCGGTAAATTGCGGCGATCATTGAATGGAATGCTTGTGTGTTTTGGGTCTATAACGTGGCCGACCCCGACCGTCCATAGCAGGGCCGGACACCGATACGGGCGCATCCGTACACCCTCGTGATGTTTGATCATCGCCTTGGCGGCGTCGGATACCCTCATTTTTTAGCGAATGCTTGACTACCAAACCAAAAGGCAATGATCGAGGACAGGATCAGCATCTCGTCATCTGAGAATACGTTATCCATCGCCACAGCAAAAGGGATGCCCGTCGTGTAGGCATACCAGACTCCAGCCACGTTTAACGCGACCAGCTCAAGGACAAAGATGTAGGTGACGACCGGGCGCACAGACGAGCGCAGATTGATCATCCATTGGCTTGCGCCTTTGCCGATCTCGATGTCGTGAGCGTAGAGCGCCTGCCGCTCCTCACCCGCGGTTTGAGTCTGGATCTGCTCGAGCTTGATCTCCTCGACTCTGGCCTGCGCGATAAAGCCCTTTTCAGCAAGCGCGAGTTCGCGCTCCTTCTGCGCGGCCACCAGCGCAAGCTCATGCTTCTTGTCCTGCCGGTCTTGGAAGATCTGGAGGATCTTTGGCAGACCGCCGGCAAGGAATGACAGGAAGGTCGAAATCATCGTCATCATTTCTGCCTTTCCTCCATCAGTTTCACGCGCACCTGAAGATCATGGATGTCGTCCATCAG